CAGCCCGGCGTGTTGTACATCGCAGAGGGTTTCGCCACAGCAGCAACGATTCACGAGGCTACGAATCGCCCCTGCATCGTTGCGTACAGTGCGAGCAATCTAGTTCCCACGACCGGCTCTCTCCGTGAACAGATGCCGACTCAAGAGCTAGTAATTGTTGCCGACAACGATCAGAGCGGGATAGGCCAGCGATACGCAGAGCAAGCATCAGCAAAGTACGGGGCGCGAATGATTTTGATCCCAACTCCAGGCGATGCAAACGACTACGCTCAGGCGGGGAATGATCTTGCGATGCTGCTATTACCGCCCACTGAGGATTGGCTAGTCCCAGCCGATGACTATTGTTTACAGCCAGCCCCCATCAAATGGCTAGTCAAGCGTTGGATTCAGGATCAGGCCTTAGTCATGGTTCACGGCCCCAGCGGCGGAGGAAAGACATTCGTGGTCTTAGACTGGTGCCTACGCATAGCCAGCAACACCCCAGAATGGGCAGGCCAGAAAGTTAAACCCGGCAATGTGATTTATCTAGCGGGAGAAGGCCACCACGGCTTAAGAGGTCGCATAGCCGCCTGGAAGCACCACAACAAAAGCGGCCCCCTCCAAATGTGGCTGAGCAAAGCCGGCTGCGACTTGAATACGACCGAGGGCTACAGAAAAGTAGCTGACTCAATCAAGTCAATCCAGATCACACCCAGCGTCATTGTGATCGACACCCTGCACAGATTCCTACTCGGTGACGAAAACAGCGCACAAGACGCCAAGACAATGCTAGACGCCTGCGCCAGCCTCATGCTGGAATTTAACTGCACAGTGATTCTCGTTCATCACACCGGCGTTTCAGAAGAGTCCCAACACCGAGCCCGAGGCTCAAGCGCCTGGAAGGGAGCCCTAGACATTGAGATAAGCATCGTTCCAGGGAAAAGTGGCGTGCCAATGCAGATCGTCCAGCGCAAGACCAAAGACGCCGAACTACCCAACCCAGTCAATGCAGAGCTCCGCTCAGTGGAAATACCAGGATGGCTCGACGAAGAACAACAGCCTGTAACAAGCGCAGTCGTTGAGATAGTTGAAGAATCAGTTACACCAGACAAAAAAGACTCTAACATTGGAAGGCATAGCAAGTTACTTCATAACGTATGGTCAGAAACCGGGGAAGAAAAACTAAACGGAAAACCATACATTAGCCGATCTGGGTTTATTCAATATCTTATGGATAAAATGGAATTAACTGATAAATCTGCCCAGATGTACGTCAAACCATCAGCCAAAGGAAAGCCTATTTGCGAACTACTTTTGGGCAACGTCATTGAACACGCATCACACGGATGGGTGGTCGTAGACAACGTTCAAGCGAGCGCTATGCTGCTATCGGCATCAGGGAAAGGAGCGTAACAACGTAACTTTAGCGTAACTGTTACGTTGTTACGCTGGTGTGACAAAACTAACAAAGTGCGTAACGTAACGTAACTACTACCTTTAGGTAGTTACGGTAGTTACGCTTGTTTGTGGGATGGTTCGGTACGGTTCAACTAGATAAGTTAGGGAGCACTAACATGAGTGATGATGTAGAAAATTCCGGTCAAGAAAATTTGAAGAGGAAGTGGGGGGGGGCTCAACCGAATGCAGGTAGGCCTGCGTTTGTGCCGACTGATGAGGAGAGGGCATACGTTGAGAAACTATCTGGTATAGGCCTGGTGCAAGAGCAGATCGCGGCGTTGATCCGGGATGGTATTCACAGCGATACGCTGCGAGATCATTTTGGGAAAGAGTTATTGGCGGGTAAAGCGAAGGCCAATGCGGCGATTGGCGGGACGCTGTATCAGAAGGCGATTAAGGGAGATACTGGCTCGCTTATATGGTGGACTAAAACCCAAATGCGCTGGGCAGAAACTCAGAAGCACGAGATAGTGCATACCGGTATTAGTATTACTGATGCACTTGAGGCTGCAAAGGCACGGCTCATTGCCGGCGAAGTCATCGATGCGAAGATCGTAGAGCCCAGGAGGCTCGAGGATGGGGGTAAGGACGTAGAGACGTAAAAAAAGGCCCCTGAGGGCCTTGTGGTGCGTTGGTTGGCTATTCGTCGTCGTCTGTGTTGAAGACTAGGAAAGACAGAAAAACGAGCAAACTACAGATCAGGTTCGTGTCGATGTCCATGGGCCACCTCCTTTCGGAGGATTGTGTAAGTTGGCCCCTTCCATGTCTGTAAGGCTTTTTCTAAAAATTAGTCTGAAAGCCTAAAAAGTTCTTGCGGATCACGATGTGTGTTGTGTATGAGCCAACAGCAGCCCCTAGAACGGTCACCGCGAGGTCTTTGGTGCTTGGGGTGTGGGTTGCCCTATTGCGAGCGTCATAGAGCTCTTTGGCGAGCCCTACAGCGGCCCCGGCTGCGATGCCGTACATCGGCTTATCGGTGGCCATGGTGACGGCGGCTCCGATTGCTGCGCCACCAACGAAGTGGAGGTTTTTGTCGCGGCCGGTCCACTCGTCGGCATGGGCCAAGAATGGTAGCGAAAGAACGACATACAATATTGACTTAATCATGATTTTCCTTTATAGGCATCGTTGATAAGTGTGAAGCGATAGAGGCAGGTTTTGCAGCGGAGTCGGCGACGTTTGCCGCCTTGTTTCTTGCATTCGCGGGTTTCCAAGACTTTTACAGGGCCTTTGCACAGCGGGCACATCACAGACCTCGATGGAAAAGTTGTTCTACGTATGCTGGGCTCACATTGAATCTGGCGGCTGTGAGCTGGGTGGCTATGCTGAATGGCGCACTGTGCGAGCTGATCAGGCTAAGAAGGTGTGAAAGGATGGTTTGGGGCATGATGAGCTCAAAAGTAGGTAGCAAACACATAACCGAAGATCGCGCCGAGTGCAATAGCGAATGAGACCTCGGACCAGAATTCGTTAGGGTTCTTCATACCCGCCCCTTTGCCCTTGCACTCTCAATCTCTACACGGAGCACAGGCACTGTGCCGAGGCGATAACTGTCACCAAACAGCGTCAGCCCCATAAATCCTTTCTTTAGATCATTTTGGCAAACCGTGCGCAGCTTGCCATCGACCTCAACGGTGTCGCCGGCGCGGACAAGGTTGATGTGAGTTGGGTGAGTGGTGTAGTTCATGCCGCCACCTCATTGACGAATTCTTGTTTTGTCATGTAACGTGCAAAATACTCATCACTCTTGCGAGAGAAACATGCATAAACCTCATCATTGTTCGCGTTGGTGTGGTCGGCTTCACTCATAAGAAACGCACCTCTTGACATGCACAGGGGGGGGAGCGCTTCGAGCATGTCCCAGTACATTTCTTCTGTGGTAGGGATCCAGGCTGCAGGGCTTGAGCGCATAGCGTCCCAGAGTGGTTTCCAAACGAGGGGGAGTTGTGTCTGTGTGTTTGTCATGATAATCCTTAGAAAATGAGGTCGGCAGATGTATCAACAGCATTACGAAGCAGCCAGATTGCAAGGCTGCTTTCTGTGCGAAGGGCTTCAGCATCAGCGTGGGCATCGGTCGGAATATGAAACCCTGAGCCAATCCGGCGCAGAACTTCATGAGCAACAGAGCTGTGTACGTTTACACCACGTGGGCTTTGAGCCCATATGTCGTGGGCCGCCTGGGTTGCTTGTGCGATTGTCAGTGTGTTCATGATGTTCCTTTGCTGGGGCCGAAGCCCCTATGGGTTAAGCTGATTGAGCGTTGACGATATGCTGAACCCAGTCGCTGAACCGAGCAAGTTTGGGGGCTTCGGCTTGCCTATAGGTTGCGCTCAACACACGCTGGCCATTCTTGTGCAAATGGGCTTTGCGCAGGCCAATCTCAACACAATCAAAGCCAAGGATTGCCGCCTCAAATGTGGGGGGAACTATGTAGTTTGCTTGCCTGCTCATGATCGTTTCCTTTAAGTTGCTGCGCGTTCCGTTGATTCGTGTTCCGCAGTGATGTAAATGTAAACGATTCTTTTGCACAAGTACACTAGGACAAACCCTATGTGTAGGGTTGACGCACTGCAATACACATCATTCATGCACGCATGCGCGCAGCGCATAACCTCGCTAGCTAGTGCAAACCATGCGAAATAAAAATCGAGGGGGGGGTAGGGCCCTGCACATCGGGCCGTGTGGAAGCCATCCCCCACGCAAATTTTTATTTTTAATTTCAGGCTTTGTTAAAAAATGAACTTCTTCTTTCAGAAGAATTTTATTTTTAATTTTCAGTTAACATCACTTCCATAACATCCGAGAGTTAACTATGCAAACGCCCATCTACAAGCCTCAGCAGGAACAGGAGTTGATGTCTTTGATCTGGAGTGAGCGAATCAAGGACAACCCATTGGCGTTTGTGTTGTATGTGTTTCCTTGGGGGGAAAAGGGTACGCCGTTGGAGCGGTTTTCTGGGCCTAGGAAGTGGCAAAGGGAGGTGCTGAGTGATTTGGCGGAGCACATCAAGGCGAATAGGGTTTTGGCGGATGCGAAGGAGCCGCACCAGAGTGAGGACGACATTGCTTACAGGGTTTTGAGGCAAGCGGTCAGCTCGGGCCGTGGGATTGGCAAGTCGGCGCTGGTGTCATGGATTGTGATTTGGATGTTGTCGACGCGGATAGGTTCGACGACGATCATTTCGGCCAATAGTGAGCCTCAGTTGAGGTCGGTGACTTGGGCTGAGATTACGAAGTGGTTAGCGATGGGGATCAATAGTCACTGGTTTGAGATCAGTGCGACGCGGGTTTTGCCTGCGAAGTGGTTGGCGGAGTTGGTTGAGAAGGATTTGAAGAAGGGGACGAGGTATTGGGGGATTGAGGGGCGGTTGTGGAGTGCTGAGAACCCGGATGCGTATGCGGGGGTGCACAACTTTGATGGTGTGATGGTGATTTTTGATGAGGCGTCGGGGATTGATGATGCTATTTGGTCGGTGGCGACGGGTTTTTTCACGGAGAACACGCCGAATCGGTTTTGGTTGGCGTTTAGCAATCCACGGCGCAATGCGGGGTACTTTTTTGAGTGTTTTGGGGCGAAGAGGGATTTTTGGCGCACGAAAGTGATTGATGCGCGGTCGGTGGAGGGGACTGACAAGGCTGTGTATGACCAGATTATTGAGGAGTACGGCGAGGATTCGATTCAGGCGCGGGTGGAAGTGTATGGGGAGTTTCCTGCTACTGGGGAGGATCAGTTCATTTCGCCTGTGGTGATAGATGAGGCTGCGAATCGGCCGAAGTACAAGGATCAGACTGCGCCGATTGTGATTGGGGTGGACCCGGCGCGGGGTGGGATGGATTCGACGGTGATTGTGGTGAGGCAGGGGCGTGACATTGTGGCCATTAGGAGGTATAAGGGCGACGACACGATGACGACTGTGGGTCATGTGATTGAGGTGATTGAGGAATACTCGCCCACGATGGTGGTGATTGATGAGGGTGGGTTGGGGTATGGGATATTGGATCGGCTGGTGGAGCAGAGGTACAAGGTGAGGGGTGTGAACTTTGGTTGGAAGGCCAAAAACCCTATCATGTGGGGCAATAAGCGGGCTGAGATGTGGGGGGCGATGAGGGATTGGCTCAAGACTGCATCGATACCGGTGGACAGGGCGTTGAGGTCTGATTTGCTGGGGCCAATGAAGAAGCCGGACTCATCTGGGACTATTTTCTTGGAGGGTAAAAAGGAAATGAAGGCTCGCGGGTTGGCTTCTCCTGATGCTGCGGATGCTTTAGCAGTAACTTTTGCTTATCCGGTGGCAAGTAGGGAGTACAATCCCAAAAACGTGCGTCGGTTGAGTAGCTCGGGCCCTGGCGGCGTTACTAACTCTTGGATGGGATCTTAAAATGCCTAATACTCTTGCAATTGGCGTCGCTTACAGCGATCAGGCCATTTCTGGTGGTTCTATTGATGCCACCCCTATTGGCGCTGTGACGCCATCTACGGTGGTGGGCACAGTCGTGCTTGCATCTGAGCAAATTGGTTATTCTGCTTCCGCACAGGGTGTTGTTACTCAGTTGACCGACAAGTCCACTGCTGTGACGCTGAACAAGTCGGCTGGTCGCATTACGATGAATGCGGCTTCGTTGGCCACTGCCACGAATGCCACGTTTACGCTGAACAACAACCTTATTAGTGCGAATGACACGGTTATTTTGACGATTTCTGGCGGTCAGGCTACGCCTGGTTCGTACAACGTGTTTGCCAATTCGCTTAGTGCTGGTTCGTGCAGCATTACGTTGCGTAACATTTCTGGTGGCTCGTTGGCTGAGGCAATCGTCATCAACTTCGCACTTCTTCACAGCCTGTAATCATGGCTGTCAAAAAGGGCGTATCTCTTAGCGTAGGTCGTGGGGAGAAGTTGCCTACGTCTAAGGGTGCTGGATTAACTGCCAAAGGACGCGAGAAGTATAATGCGGCCACTGGCAGTAATTTGAAGGCGCCTGCCCCGAGCCCTAAGACCGAGGCGGACAAGGGGCGCAAGGCTTCTTTTTGTGCTCGCATGG